ACATTTACCGAAACATCAAGGATCATAAAATAATGACTAGGTCGGTAAAAGAGTTTTACGATATTGTCCAGTATAAAGGGGAATGGGTTAATTTATTTGAGGTGGTGGAGATATGAACAAAGAGGAATTAGGTCAATTTGTTACGAAAAGAATGAATGAATCACTGGGTTTTGGAGAAGGAGTATACGCATTAAATTTAAGAAACCAGGGCTTTATAGACGGTATTACATGGCTAATGAGGTTGTTAGAAGAAGAAGGTAAATTAAAATACGATGGTAATAAAAGAAATTTAGAAATAAAGGTAAGTGCAACGGATTTAGACGTGTTTAAGGATGTGCTCAAACTACTCCACTGGACATTTAGACGTTTACCTATGGAGGAACAAGAATACGTTTATGAAGAATTACAAGAGGTGTTTGGTAAACAATTTGATTTAAGTAATTACGATATGTACCGTTTGAAGAAGATTAAGGGGGAAAGAAAATGAACCTAAGAGAAATTGATAAGTTAGTAGCCGTTCATGTAATGGGGTTGCGTCCGGGTATTGATTTTGGAACGTGGGATGAACACAAATGGGTAAGAGATAAAAATGGTGAAATTGCTGATATAGAAATGGGTGAGTACCACACGGGCATAATGTGCGAACGTTGTTCAGAAACATTTGAAAGTGAAAGTGACGAGGATATAACCGTTTGTAAGGTATACATCCCTAATTATACAACAACCTTATATTTAACAAAATTAGTTATCGGTAAGCTAAAAGAAAAATTTATCATTGAAATACGCATAGAAACTGATTATGTTGAATGTACGCTATCATACGAGGATTCGAACAATGAAGATCGTTTATTTGCAGCAGTAGCGGCAGAAGCAGAAACGATGGAGTTAGCTATTTGTTTAGCGGCGTTAAAAGCATACCAGGTACAAATATGAGATACCTATTTGATTACATGATCTTAACCATGTTGGCGGCTGCTACAATCACAATAACCGTTTTGAATGAGGATAAAGATTTAAGTAGCTATTGCGTGATTATGTTCACAGGTCTAATTATATTGGCGTTCAGTAACATGTTGAAGGAATGGGATAACAAGGCGGATAAGGAACGGATTGAGTTTCTGAGGGAGTTACTTTATAAGGGGAAGGGTGAAGGTGATGAATGAAAAAGATATTAAACTGGAAGTGAACGAGTTACGCAGAGAATTGGAATTTTTATTAGAAAACAATTTGTTAGTTCATAACCGAGAGAAACAAAATGATTTTATGCAACGTGTTCGAAATGAATTATTAGAAATTTTCAGATACGATCCGCACCCGTCAAATAAAACAGTTATGGTTGATAATTACGCTGAACAACGAATTTTGGTAAGTGCGATAGAGGAATTTGAGCAATTGATTAAGGACGAGGAGGAGCGTTGGAGATGAATGAGAAAACAATTGGTTTAAGACAGTTGAAGATTATGAAACGTCTTTTGAAGAAAAGAGCTTCATAAATCACGAGCACGAACAACTTTTATTTCGTTTCGTTTGTGAATTGAGCATCTTACTGGAAATGATTGAGCATTTTACTGGAAATGATTGAGCATTTTACTGGAAATGATTGAGTATTTGGAGGGGGAAGAACGACATGGAAGCGCTCATATATAAAGCGTCCGACGATCAATTCAGAGGGCGCAAGACAATTAACACGCTAAATGATTTATTATCGCTACGTGAGGAATACGGCCATCATATTGTAATTGAAAAGGATTTTACGCACCACGGTAAACTGGTGATTGTTTTATATGATGATGCGTTAGAAAGTTGAGGGGTGATGATATGAGAATGAAAATAAAAATAGGATTAGATGTTAAATTCACTGGCGAGGAATTAGAACAAATAATTGAGGAGTTTAACGGGGATGAAGAAAAAATAATTCTTCACGTACAAGATAATTTAGTGACTACCCTTGAAAAAGAGTTGCTCGTAAAAACTGAGGACATTACACAATTAGAGGTAAACATTGTAGATGGAACAAGATACTTTGTCGTTTATAAAGGCGAACAAGTTGAAACAACCTTTCCTAGTATGTGTGATGATGAAACGATAAATAAAATAGTTGGCGAGTTATATGCTGATTATGAGTTGAAAGAAGTGAGTGGTAAAGAATACATTGAAATTCATAAAACGTTGTTGAAGGATATGTTTGAATAGCAGAAAAGCGCCGAGCGTGAGTAATCACGTTCTTTTTTTATGCGCTAAATGGCAAAAACTTGATATAATATAGACAAGACAAATACATGTGAGGTGAAACGATAATGCCGAAAAAGAGAGGACGGAAAACCCTATGGGAAATCTTAGATATGCCGGAACGTTTAACAGCTATCACTGGATGGGCTATGCAAGGCTCAACCGATAAAGATATTTATGAAATGTTAGGTATTAGCAAAGATACCTTTTATGAATGGAAACGAAAGTATAGCGAATTTGCTGACGCGCTAAAAAAGGGACGCTTTGAGAGTAACGGTGAGATACTAAATTCGGCTTTTACGCAAACGCAGGGTCATTACATTCGAGTGACTGAACCAATGAAATTGAAGGACGTAGACGGTTCAGAGCACGTTGAAATGGTGACGTATGATAAATTTTTCGCACCTAACCCAACAATGACGATATTCATGTTAAAGAATCGTATGCCGGAGCATTTCAAAGATAAGCAACAGACAGAAATTAGTGGAGAAGTGGGCGTATCTTTTGTAGATGATGTGGTGGTAGATGCCGAGGAAGATGATATAGAGTGAGCGCTGTTAAACAAATTAAAATGTCTGATAAGATATTACCGGCATTCCGTGAGTTTTGGCGTTCTAGTCGGAATAACGACTATTTGTTTTACGTCTTAAAAGGTGGACGCGCAAGTTCTAAAAGTACACATATCGCCATTGATATGATTTACGACCTCATGCGTAAGCCTGTTAATATGTTGGCGATCCGTAAAGTAGGCAATACGTTGCAAGATTCAGTGTATGAGCAATTACTTTGGGCTATCGAATACCTTGAGGTATCTCACTTGTTTAAGGTGAATAAATCGCCGTTAAAGATTACCTACAGACCTAGAGGGAATGCAATTATTTTTCGTGGCGCTGATGATCCGGCAAAAATTAAGTCGATCAAGTCCAGTAAATTCCCTATTGCGGTAGCTTGGTTTGAGGAAATTGCAGAGTTTAAAACAGAAGATGAAATATCAACTATTGTAAACTCTATTGTCCGCGCTGAGTTGGATGATGGATTAAAGTACAAGATTTACATGTCATATAACCCACCTAAACGGAAACAATCGTGGGTAAACAAGAAATTTGAAACGAAATTTGTATCAAAAAACACCTATGTTCATCATTCAACGTATTTGGACAATCCTCATGTATCGAAAGCCTTTATTGAAGAAGCGGAAGAAGTAAGGGAGAAACGTCCAAACAAATATGAGTGGGAATATCTAGGTAAACCAATTGGTTCCGGTGTGGTTCCATTTGATAACTTAATATTCCGCGAGATTACAAATGATGAAGTTAAGCGCTTTGATAACATCCGTCAAGGGATCGACTGGGGATATGCAACGGACGCTTTCGCATTTGGCCGTATGCACTATGACAAGACTAGACGCACCCTGTATATAGTTGACGAGTATTACAAAGTGAAAGCATCGAATAGAGAGGTTGCGGAATGGATCATCAAGAAAGGCTATACGGACGCTCAAATTATTGCAGACGGAGCAGAGCCGAAGTCTGTAGATGAATTACGTGATTTGGGGATAAAACGCATTAAAGGGTCTGTGAAGGGTGCAGGGAGCGTTGAATATGGCGAAAAGTGGCTAGATGATTTAGATGGGATTGTCATTGACTACAAACGAACACCAAACGCAGCGCGAGAGTTTGAGAATATTGATTACCAAACAGACAAAGATGGAAACCCTAGAGCGCGATTAGAAGACAAGGACAATCATTTTATTGACCAAGTAAGGTATGCGCTAGAGGACGATATGAGAACAAGAAAACCAATGGCCGTTGGTCGCAGCATAACAAGATAAGGGGGAAAAGTATGAACTACACATATGAATTAGAGCAGTTGCGTGAGGGTGTACGTGATGTGGCGCTCATTAAGCGTATTATCAAGAAACATCTACCACGAGCAGAGGAAATGCAGAAGTTATATAACCGCTACAAAACAACGGAATTAGAGATACTTGAACGTGAGTTAGATGATCCAATGAAGATTAACAACAAACTCAACAACGACTATTTCAGTGAGATTGTCGATATTAAGACAGGGTACTTTGCCGGTATTCCTGCTACGTACTCAATCCCTGGTGACGATAAGCAATTCCAGTTGTTTCTGAAACGTAATCAGATTGGGATATTAAATGCACAAACGACCAAAATGGCAGCTATATGTGGGTACAGCGCTAGGCTTATGTATACGGACGTAGTAGGTGAAACGCGCATTGTTCACATCGACCCGTGGGAAGCCGTCCTATTAGGGGCACACGGGATAGACGAGCCTGAATTTGCAATACGTATCTATTACGCTGAGACTGAGAAAGAGGGGCAAACCGAGGTGCGTGTAGAACTATTCGAGCCTGGTAAGTCAACGGAATGGCGTGGAAAGGATATTGAGAAGTTAGAAGAATACTCTAAATATGAGCACATCTATAAAAAGTGCCCGTTGTGGGGTATTTACAATAACAGCGAAATGCAAGGGGACGGGGAAAAGGTCTTACGCTTAATTGATGCCATTGACCGTGCGGAATCGGATGTGAATAGCGAGATTGAAGCGTTTAGAACCGCATACCTAGCCTTTTTCGGTGTCGATCCGGAGGATATGAAAGACGATACAGGGAAAGAGTTATCGCTTGCTGATGTTGGGACCTTCTATTTCCGTAGCGACATTCAAGGCGGAAAACAGGATGCAAAGTTTATCACCAAGCAAATGCAGACGGATGCTATTGAGAAACATATGGAGCGCTTGGAAGAACGTATATACAGATTCTCAAAAACGCCTAATTTCAGTGATTCCTCATTCAGTGGAAACTCGAGTGGTGTCTCACTAAAATACAAGTTGCAACCACTGGAAAACAAAACAGGTGACTTCGAACGTTCATTTGATTCAGCAGATATGCACATGTTCGAACTATTGGCGCTATC